GGCGCCGTCACCGTGCTAAGGGGGCTGCTCTCGCGGTCTACGACGACGCTCTTATCCGGGTCGAGGCTGCGTACCCAACAGCCTCAGTCCTACGAGAGGATTTCGCCGGCCTCGCTAAGAAGTACTCGAACTTCAGTTCTACCTTCGAGTATACTTCTTTAGCCGGCGTGGTTGAACGTGTCGCGAAAGGGCTCGCCGCTTCCTCCATCTTTACGGGAGTTGAGAGCGGTGACCTGCGTGGAAACAGGCCGTTAATTGTGAATGCCCTAGGTACTCACGACGGACCAATCAACTCCTTGGTCAACACTGTGTTCATACCACGACTTGTCAATTCGTCAATCACTGGCGATGTATTTTCAGTCTTGGTCAACGCGGTCGTCGGCGAGGGGTCTACTGTTACCACTGACGTGGTTGAGCTTGATGCGGCTACTAGACAGCCCATCATCTCAACTGTCGATGGCGCCGCTTTCGACCGGGCTTGTGTATCAGCTTTACGCATACTCGGCGCGAATATGATCGCATCTGATCAGGGCCCACTTTTCGCTCTCGCCGTCACACGAGGGATCCACTCCGTGGTCTCCGTTGTCGGACACACCGACGAGGGTGCGGTTCATCGTGATCTATTGCGTAACCGGGCCTTTTCGCCACCATTCGGCGGCATTCATTACGATGTCGCCGATTACGCCGGCCTCCCGGCTCTATCGACCAATTCGGGTACTGATATTGCAGGCTACGTCGACGCACTCGCATTGACTACAGCGGCTCTCGTCGCCCACTGCGATCCGGGCATTGAGTATAACGGTTACTGGTTCCCTACTACGTACCAAGGGGCGTCCGGTGACACCCCCGAAATTCGCCCTGGTGGGAACCAGGAGCCGACCGACGCTATGGCCGCTCGTAACACCGGGCAGTTGATCCTAGGGATAGGGAAATTCTTAGATATCTACATCCCTGCCCTCGCTAAGTTGTTCTGTGCTGACGGCGACTCCGGTTTGGCTAAAACTTTTTACCGTACGGCCGTCAGTAACTTCGCCCCGAACAACAGGCACATGCGTTTCGCATCCGTCAGCCCTCACTATTGGATCGAGCCCACTTCACTGATCCCTCATGATTTTGTGGGCTCTCGAGCGGAAGCTGAAGGGTCGGGGGCTTTTGCTACGGTCAATACACCGCGCGAGAAAGGTGCATGGGAATATATACAGCCCATCGGCCCCGCCGACACCGCCTTCTCGTCATACATTGCTCTCGTCCGCAACCCCCGGTCCGCGTGGTTCTTCGCCCATTGGTTGAACAACCCTCAAAACGGATTGGGTGCGATCAGTATCCGGCAGATGGATCCTAATGGAATAATCCAACCAGGTGGTCACGCTAATCACCCCGATCTGCGCGACCGCGTAGAGGCTGCGCTACCCTGGACTGATTACCTCTGGGTCCGTGGCCAATCCCCGTTTCCTGCTCCTGGTGAGCTACTCAATCTAAGTGGTTCGGTCGGATTCATGGTCAAACATTACACCTTCGATGAGGACGCTATTCCTACAGAGGAGCACCTCCCCAATTCGAGCGAATTTTTGTCGACATCGGTTAAGATTACAGTCGGACGCCCGATTGGGATTTCCACGGGAGCGTCCAACTCCCCAGACTCCAACGCCCGCCGAGCTCGGACACGCGCTACTCGCGAGCTCGCCGCTGCGGTCGCCCGATCACGGGTTTTCGGCAACGCGCATATCAATGAAATGCCTATCCTAACCACCGCTCCTTCGCTACGAACCGCGTCGCCTACCAATAAACCATCCGAACCGGTCGACACTTCTGGGAACAATGGATGGCAACGCGCTCGCAGCGGGGGTACCGATGGCCTGTCGCCCGAAGACCGCGAGCCTGTGGGCGAGCCCCGGCCTGCTGTGCCACAGTATCAGCCGTTACGCGCGCCTCAATTGGCGCGCGGGTTAGGTCAGGCGCCTGGCGGTGGTGGCAACCCCGGCAACCCCCCGCCCCCCCCCGGGCCTGGTGGCGACGATGGCGATGACACTAACCCCCCTGCCCCCGTAGCACCTGGCGCTGCCCCGCCGAACGGGCCGGCTGACCAATGAGTTCAAAACTCTCACGCCGCGTCTCAGAGTATGGTGCCGTTGGTACTTACCTGAGGCCATTATTGGACCTGGAACCGTGGATCATTGGTAAATTCTCTCATGGCCGTTTTATCGAACGTTTAGCTGCACTCAGAAACGCGACACACCTGACTGCTAGCATATCTCCTCTGTTACCCGCCGCTATATCTCTTTTGTTACTCCCCTTCCCATTGCAAGTTGATCTCACGCCAAACCAAATAATTACATTCTTTCGTGGCGTTTTTCCCAATTGCGATAATGATTATAAACATAGGGTCGGGCCCGTTCGCGACTTCATGGGCCCGTACCGCATAATGGAAGTCGGTAAAGATATGACCTTCTTCATCCGCCGTATGCTGGTGGACAAAGAAGCCCGTCATAAGTTCTTCCCCCGTAAGAACCACCCAGGCGCGTACTCCAAGACAAACGTAAAGTTAGGCGCACTGATTAAGTCCGCGCGCGCCATACACGGACCCGATAAAGTTGCGAAGCTTCTCCTTGCCTGTGCGGGTAGGGTTACTGAAGACCAGATGGCATCAGCACTCATATACGCAAGTGGTCTTGACAGGACTTTCGGATACTTGGGATGGGTTATCTCGTTCACTTTCATAACCAACCCCAAGGAAGCGAAAAACTTCTCTACTGCGATGAAATCCCTCGGTGCAAATTCTACAGAATGGGGCTCCCTCCTTGTTGAAGGTGAGACCCTCCAAGGCCGAGGCGTAGCTGAAATCGACACGAACGAGAAGGCCAGAGAGCGCTGCACTCAGTCATGGATCGATGAACATGTGATCGATGTCGACCCTGATGAGATCCGCCCGCACATTAGGTCCGTGATCGAACGTGAATTGCGTGATCGCGATATACGTGTACCTTCTCTGGAGGAGTTCTGGTCTTCACGGTGGCTATGGTGCGTCAACGGCTCGCAGACTTCCGCTTCCGACCGCGCTCTTGGGATTGACACAAAGAAACTGCGCTCTACACACAATCGGCATTACCGTCGTATTGCCGCCGAGATGACCCAAGATGAGCCAATCTCAAAGTGGGATGGTACTACCTATGTTTCAGCGTCACCTAAACTCGAGCACGGCAAGACGCGCGCCATATTCGCCTGCGACACGCGCAGCTATTTCGCCTTCTCCTGGGTTCTCAACACCGCCCAAAAATTCTGGAGGAACGAGCGCGTACTTCTCGACCCAGGCAGAGGTGGGCATCTAGGTGTGGTTAGACGTATTGCGCATGCGCAGAGGGGGGGAGGAGTCAATTTGATGCTCGATTTCGACGATTTCAACTCACATCATTCGTCCGCGGTGATGGCAGTCGTTTTCGAAGAATTGTGCAGAATTATCGGTATGCCCGCATGGTACACCGATACTCTCAAAGGTTCATTTGATAAGATGTACTTAACCGTCGATGGTAAATTAACACGGGTCCTAGGCACACTGATGAGCGGTCACCGAGGTACTACTTTCATTAATAGTATCCTCAATGCCGCCTACATCAGGCACGCTGTCGGGGCCGCATACTTCGATGGGTTATTATCGCTTCACACCGGGGACGACGTCTACGTCCGGGTCAACAATCTCGCCGATTGTGAGAAGATATTGCTCGCAGCGAGAATGTATGGCTGCAGAATGAACCCTTCTAAACAGAGTGTCGGCTACCGCGGTGCTGAGTTTTTACGTATGGCCATACGTGGTTCGAATGCATATGGCTATCTGGCAAGGGGTGTTAGCAGCTTCGTCGGAGGGAACTGGACTAATCTGGAACCGACGGAACCAACCGATGGCATCGTGACTGCTGTCGCGTCAACGCGCACACTCATCAACAGGTCACGGGATATTCGAATGGCCGAGCTTGTCGCTCCAGCGATACGTTACAGCCACAACCTAGGTGTTCGAGAGGCGATCAACCTCTTCGCCGGTCGCGTCGGCATTCAGGGGCAGCCTGTATTCAACACCAGCGGTCGTGTCGTGACACTCGAGCCTCTACGGGAACCGCCGGACAAGGTTCTCGTTGACAAAAAGTGGGACAGGTACGCCACTAATGACTACCTTACAGACCACGTTTCCCCGGTCGAGAGTGAGGCTATGACGCTCACTGGTATTGACGTCGCGCCGCTGCTTGTTGCCTCGAGCTATAATAAAGGGCTAAACACAGCTGTCGCCATACGTAAACAGCGAGCACGTTTCCGAACGTTACCAGCCAGACAACTCAACGGGAATTCTTATGCACATGAGTTGCTTGACCGCCCCCATGATAAAGGAGTACTTACCCAATATCCTTTGCTCCTACTCATGAAGAATTCCTTATCCGACGAGGACCTACGGACTTTGGTTCTCGGCTTGGGGATACCCACACAAGGCAGAGATATACGAGAGCTCGCCTTTGGTGTCGAATCGTCCACTAAGAATATCATTGGACACCTCTCGTACGCGGACGCCGCTGCTCTGAGCAAACGTACAGACAGCGGTAACATAATCACTAATTTCCAGGTGTACGTCTAGTCACGCTGTGACACCTGATGGAGCTCCCGCAG